ATCAAGCAAAACAGCAGCCAGGCGTGGCTGCCGGCGGAGACCATTCGCAAGGCTTTCGGGTGGCACTACACCCTGGAGGACTTCCGGGACTCTTACGCCCTGGGCGGCATTGACCTGTCGCAGACCACCGACCTGACGGCCTGCTGTGTGCTGATTGAGCGCGACGGCGTGATCTGGACCTTCTGCCACTTCTTCCTCCCGCGGGAGAAGCTGGGGGAGGCCACCGCGCGGGACGGCATCCCGTACGGGATCATGGTGGAGCGGGGGCTGCTGACCCTGAGCGGGGACAACTTCGTGGACTACCACGACTGCCTGGACTGGTTCAAGCGGCTGATCGAGGTCTATCAGATCTACCCGCTCCACGTGGGCTATGACCGGTACAGCGCCCAGTACCTGGTGCAGGAGATGGAGCAGTACGGATTCCACATGGAGAGCGTCTTCCAGGGCTTCAACCTGACCGGCATCGAGGATACCTTCGAGGGCCTGCTGCGGGATGGGCTGATCCGGTGCGCCGATGACAACGACCTGCTGAAGCTCCACATGATGGACGCGGGCCAGCTGATGGAGAGCGGCACCAGCGCCCACGCGCGGAAGAAGCTGGTCAAGATCAACAAGAACGCCCACGTGGACGGCGTGGCCGCGATCCTGGACGCCCTCTGCATGAGGGCAAACCACTGGGCGGAGGCGGGCGAGCAGCTCGCAAACAAGAGGGGGTGACAGAGCATGGGCATCTTCGAGAAAATCTTCGGGAAACGGGAGCCCGTGCGGGCCGGCGGCTATGACGTTTTCCGGCTGCTGGACGGGTATACCCCGTCTTTCCGCACCTGGTCGGGCTCCATCTTTGAGAGCGACCTGATCCGGGCGGCGCTGGACGCCCACGGGCGGCACGCGGCGAAGCTGCAGCCGAATGTGGTAGGCGCGGCACAGCGCGGGCTTCAGGGCCGGCTGGCGGTACAGCCAAACGACTTCCAGACCTGGCCGCAGTTCCTCTACCGGACCGCCGTGACGCTGTACGCGAAAAACACGGCTTTCCTGGTGCCGGTGCTGGGTGCCTACGGCGAGGCCGTGGGCGTGATCGGCGTGGTGCCGGACAGCTGGGAGCTGGTGCAGAACTCCGCCGGCGTGCCCTTTGTCCGGTTCAAGTTCAAGGACCAGAAGACCAGCGCGATGGAGCTGAGCCGCGTCGGAATCCTGACCCGGTTCCAGATGGACTCTGAGCTCTTCGGCGAGGACAACCGGGCGCTGCGGCCGGTGCTGGACCTGATCGAAATGCAGCGGCAGGGCATCCAGGAGGGCATCAAGAACAGCGCCACTTTCCGGTTCATGGCCACGGCCACCAACTGGAGCCGGGACGAGGATCTGGCGCGGGAGCGCAAGCGCTTCGACGCTAACAACTTCTCCGGGCGGGGCGGCGGCCTCCTGCTCTGGCCGAACACCTACAAGGACATCACCCAGGTCAAGCAGGACGGCTACAAGGTGGACGCCGAGCAGCTGCGGATCATCCGGGAGAACGTTTACAGCTACTTCGCGGTGAACGACGACGTGATCCAAAACAAGGCCTTCGGCGACAGCTGGCTGGCCTTCTATGAGGGCGCGGTGGAGTGGCTGGCGGTTCAGCTCTCTGAGGTCATGACGCGGATGCTGTTCTCCACGCGGGAGCGGCAGATGGGCAACCGGATCTGGTTCACCTCGAACCGGCTGCAGTATATGTCCAACGCGGACAAAATGAACGCCATAAGCCAAATGGCCGACCGCGGCCTGATGACCCGCAACGAGCTGCGGGAGATCCTGAACCTGGCGCCGCTGCCTGAGCCCTACGGCTCCCAGATTCCGGCGCGGGGTGAGTATTACAACGTGAACGAAGCACCAGGAGGTGAGCAGGATGGCGAGCAACCCGAACCGGGAGATCCGGATGATGCAGCTGACGCTTCGGACGGCTGAAGGTCAGGAGCCCGACTACATCGTTGAGGGATACGCCTCCACCTTTGACGAGTACACGCTATTCAGCGTGGACGGCGTCGACTATAACGAGCGGATTGACCCGCACGCCTTCGACGAGGCCGACATGACCGACGTGGTCTTCCGCGTGGATCATGAGGGCCCGGTCTATGCCAGGAGCAGCGCCGGCACGGTAAAGATCAACACCGACGAGCACGGCCTGCACCAGGTGACAGACCTGAGCAGGACGGCCAGATCCCGCGCGATCTACGACGAGATCGCCGCGGGGAACTATCCCCAGATGTCTTTCGCCTTCACCGTGGCCGAGGACCACGTGGAGCGCGGAACACATACACGCGTCATTGACCGTATCGCGAAGGTCTATGACGTGAGCCCGGTCTGCTTCCCTGCGAACCCGAACACATTCCTGACGGCCAGATCCCTGATCGACGGAGCGATCGAACAGGAGCGAGCGGAGAGACTCGAGGCCGAACGGCGTGAGGCGCAGCGGGAGAGGATCAGAAACCTGCTGGAGGTGTCACAATGACACATGAAGAGATCGAAGTCCGCAAGGCACAGATCGCGGAGCTGATGAATCAGCCCGACGCCGATCTGGACGCGCTTGAGGCCGAAGCCCGCGACCTGAACGCTCAGGACGAGGAGCTCCGCAACGCGGCAGCCGCGGCCGAGGAACAGCGGCAGCAGATCGCCCAGGGCACTGCCCCGGTGCAGATCATCGAACAGACCGAACAGGAGGAAACCAGAATGACCTACGCCATCGACACCAAGGAGTACCGCTCTGCCTGGCTTATGAGCATGCAGGGCAAGGACGTCACCGTTGAGGAGCGCACCGCCCTGGCCAACGGCAACTATGCCATCCCCACCGAGACCGTCAACAAGATCTACGGCAAGCTGGAGCTCTACCCGATCATGGCCGCCATCGACGTCATGCACATCAAGGGCTTCGTGGAGATCCCCGTGGAGGGCACCATCAACGCCGCCAACGTGGTGGCCATGGGCAACGCCGCGACCGACTCCGCCGACACCCTGGGCCATGTGGCTCTGGCTGCCTACAAGCTGATCAAGACCGTGGAGATCACCGCCGACGTGGCCGCCATGGCCATCGACGCCTTCGAGACCTGGCTGGTGGATCGCCTGGCCAACAAGATCTTCCGCCTGGCCGCCTCCCTGGTGGCTGCGGGCTCCGGCACCAACACCATCACCGGCCTGACCTCCATCAGCGCCACCGGCAACACCTACACCAAGACCGGCCTCACCTATACCGACCTGATGACCATCATCGCCGCGCTGCCGGCTGAGTACCTGCCAAACGCCACCTTCGTGATGAGCCGCCAGGTCTTCTTCGGCCAGGTGCTTGGCATGACCACCACCGCGGGCGAGCCTGTGGTTGTGGCTGACCGCCAGAGCCCGGCCAAGTACAGCATCCTCGGCTGGAACGTCATCCTGGAGGATGCCCTGAACACCACCGGCTCCATCGTGTTCGGCGATCTGAAGGAAGGCTATGTCTTCAACTTCGCGCAGGACGTGACGGTCGAGGCTGACCGCTCCGTCGGCTTCCGCAGCGGCTCCGTGGTGTACCGCGGCATGGCCCTGGCGGACGGCAAGCCCACCGGCGTCGGCCTGGTGCGCTTCGTCCCGGCCCCTTAACTGAGGCGGACGTGGACACGGACGAAGACTCCACGATTGAGCAGTCCGAGCTTGAAGCGTTGACAGTGGCGCAGCTCAGAGCGTTCGCCGAGGACCAGAGCATCACACTGACCAAGACCAAGAAGGCGGACATCATCGCGGAGATTCTCGCCGCGTTGTACCCCGCTGACGACGAGGAACCCTGACCAACGGGGCGGGAGGTAACAATCCTCCCGCCCTTTCCATTGAGGTGAGAGCATGCTTGACAAAGCAAAGAAGGCGCTGCGGCTGACAACCAGCGCATACGACGACGAGCTGACCGACCTGATCCAGGCGGCCCTGCTTGATCTCGGGATTGCCGGGGTGCTGACCGAGGAGCCGGACGAGCTTGTCCAGCGCGCGGTGCTCACCTATGTGCGGATGCACTTCGGCAAGCCGGATGACTACGACCGGCTGAAGGCCTCCTACGACGCCCAGAAAGGCGCCCTGCAGATTGCGACCGGTTACACGGACTGGGGGGATGCTGAGTGATCAGATCCTCCACCGTGACCCTGCTCGCAGGTGTTCCGGAGCCGCGGGGCGTGTTTCAGACGCCGGCAGAGACCGGGCGCGAGGTGTACTGCGACGTGCAGAGCGTCGGCATGCGCGAGGTCTATGAGGCGATGACCCACGGGCACCGACCTGAGTGGACGCTGGTGCTCAGCGATTACGCAGAGTACCAGGGGGAGCGGGTGTGCATCTTTGAGGGCACCCGCTACCGCATCCTCCGCACCTATGTGCGGGCAGACTTCGCCATTGAGCTGACCCTGGAGAGGGAGGAGGGGGCGGCGTGAGTGAACACATGACGACCTTCTCCGAGCTCCTGGAGGCGCTCAACGCCACCGGCATCCCCTTTGTGGCCTTCGCATGGGCGGCACCTCCCGGCGACATTTCCGACGCCTGGGGGGTGCTGTCCATCGATGGCGGCCAGAGCCTGGCCGGGGATGACTCCCACGCGGAGGAAGTGCTGGAAGGCACCATCGACCTGTTTACCCGGCAGCTGGCGGCGGATGACATGCAGGCCGTCGCGGGCTGCCTGAAGGGGCTGGACATCTGCTACAGCCTGAACTCTGTTCAGTACGAGCAGGACACCAGGCTGATCCACTACGAGTGGGTGTGGCAGAGTGCCGCCCCGGCAAAGTTCGAATAACAAGGAGAGTGAGACTATGGCGGCTGTGGGTATGAAATACCTGACCTTCGCGCCGATCACCGCGGAGAC